TATCATGAGGACGATATAAACGACGAGGATTGATAATAGAAACAATCTTCACACCAATACCTTCAGTTTCTAAAAAAGCCGCCGCTTCAAACACAGGAATTAAAGTCAAATCGCCAATTACAGCAAACACAACAGTCTTCCCACCAGCCACTTCATGTAATAACACCGCACCATCAATTAAGCCTTTTTCAGTTTGGGCAAAAGTGCTACGAATTGGCAAAGGTAAAGATAAATTGGAGATTACTAATATAACGGGAGACGGTTGGGAAGTTTTACAAGGAGTTTTTAAAATAGAGGCTAATAACTAAAAATACTAGGGAAAGATGAGGAAGATGAGAATTTAGTAATTAGCTTAGATGATAGGCTAGAAGTCGTAAGTCAATATCCTAATTTAAAAATAGTCGTAAGTGAGAAAGTAAAATGCTAATACTAAAATTTGTGGGGAAAATAACTCCTGAAGTAAATCCTGGGATTTATATAGAACATCGTTACGAAATAACTAAGGACAGCCCGCAAATATTTATTTTGCCGAAACCTTCAATATTTGATTCCGTTTGTGTAAGTGATGGCGTTAAATTTAAGCCACTGGCTATGGATTTTTCTTATTATCGTGTGCCGGGTTTTTGGGATAGTGATTTATGCGTAAGGACAGATGTTTATCCATTACTTTGGTTATTTTACGCATTTATTGTTTTTTTAGATAGGTGTAACTTAAAGCTCAAAAAAGTAGTCTATAAATTTTTACTGTGGACAAAACAAGGTAAAGATTTTCTTCCCGTTGGCGAGAGAGTTAGTTCTTGGAGAGAGTTTTTTAAGTTTTATTTAATTAGTTTAGGAGGATAAAAAATGTTAATTAATTTACCGAAATGCAGAACCCATATTAAGTTTGAGGAAATGTATGAGTATTTCTTTACAGAGGCTAACTTCCCAGAATTAGTGGAGCGAAACCTCAATTACGGATGGGAAGGTTTGAACACATATAAGTTTATTAAATTCCTCCAAAATAACAAAATCCAGGGCGTGAATGCAGGGGTAGACAAGCTTTATAGCGTCGCACAGCTTGAAGAGTTGTATAAACAAATTAAGTCTATCGATCCTGAAGACTGGAAGTCAGGCAATTTAAGTTTTCTAGAAAGTTAAAGGTTAAAGTAAAGGTAATTTAAAATGTCTCATGAATTTAGACTCGCTTGCAAAACCTGTAATTTAGAAACAGAAGAAGTTAATCACGCTCAAGAAAGTATTAAAAATTTCTTGAGTAAGTGGGAGGAAAATAAAAACGCCCTAACTAAAGTATTAGATTTAGGGTTGTTTGATATTGGTGATGTGCGCGAAAGTTTTAGGTCTAAATCACTTCCTGTAGATATTTATGAATTTATGCTTTTGCATGAAAATCATGAACTAGTAATTAGGTCAGAATACACATCTGTAGCAGATGAGGTAATTAAAGCTAAGGTAAAAAAAGCGTTAATTTTTAAGCTAGAGGAAGAATTTAACAATTTATTTACTGTTAAAGAAAATGGCTATGGGTACATAAAGTTAAAAACACCATTTACTTTACCGGATGGTGCAATTATAGATGTTTACTTAAAGCTAAATAAAGATGGAGACGTAGAGCATATCACCGACTTAGGATGTACATTAGGGTGGGTCTATGTAAACTGCCACGAAGAAGATAGAAGTGCGGATTTTTGGGAGAGGGTAAAAGATTTTGATGTAGGTTTCATTGGCGAAACGTTAATTACCAAACCCTCTCCAAATACGGGATTAATGCAAGAAGTTTTTAAATTAATTACTGCAATAATTAGAGTTAGTAATTTTATTTAACGCCTTAATTTTTTTGCATAAAACTTAAAAGTATCGTAAAATGTAAATATAGTATATTTTAACACACGCTTTTAAGTATGCCTACGATAAATAAAGGCGACCTGCCTAGATATGAAAATGGCGAATATGGGCAATCTGAATTAACGCAAGCTGTGGCTAATGCCGAAGTAGCAGCACTCTTAAATCCTAGTAGCGGTGGCGGAGGCTCTACCACGGTTAACTTTGGCACTAAAATAACAGATGCTACTATACCTACCGGTGGTGTGGGCAACTTAGGTTGGTTGTCTGCGATTTGGAAACTGATAGACGATCGCATCCCTCCAAAGTCAGCTTATGAATCCTCAACCACAATTACAATTACTCGCGCTGCTACTACAACTTATACTGCTTCTGCACCAAACTTTGATGTTTATGGCGGTCTATTCCAACTTCAAAATATAGGCGAAGCTGGTAAAGGTATATTCCTTTCTTATTTTGAAATATCTCTCAATCTATCTTCTGTACCAGCAGGTATGACTTCTTTTGCGGTACACTTATACCCTACAGCACCTACAAATATTGCAGATAATAGTATCTGGACAATTGGTTCTGACCCTGTTCTAGACCCTGTAGGTTTCAATGTACCTATGAGTTTAGCTAAAGGAGGGGGTAAGGTTGTTGGCGTTATTAGAGACTTAAATCAATTGTTTATTTTAACCAGTTCAAGTTTGTGGGGATATCTGGTTACTAACGGTGCAATTGTCCCGGCTGCTAACTCAGAAACAGGGACTATACGTGCTAGGAGTTTTGCACCATGAGAACTTCTACTAGAATGGTGGTGTTGGGTGGTTTTAAATGTGTTCTTGATTTAATTTTTGCTATAGCCTCTGTCGCTTATGGATTAAGACGGCTTTCCAGGTTTTGGACTGGCGCAGCTATAAGAGTAATGAGAACTAGTGATAACTCACAATTAGATATAGGTTTTATTGGAGAGGATTTAGACATTGTTACATTATTAGCATTTGTCGGTTCGGACAACGGTGAGATTGTTATCTGGTATGACCAATCTGGCAATGGTCGTCATGCAGTTTCAACGGCGGGGAGGCGGCCGCGCATTGTTAGCAATGGCGTTTTACAAACGGAAGGCGGAAAGCCTGCCATCTTGTTCGATGGCGTGGATGATTATTTAGCTGCCCCTTCTCCGCTTATTGACACAACGCACAGTCTGTTTGTTTTATTCACACCAAAGATTGAAAATGAATTTGGGACTGTTTTTGGGCAGTGGTCTTCTGGACAAATTGGCCGTTTTTACTTAATTGCAAACCAAATTTCAAGTGGAGCTGCGTCGGCTGGGTTTTTGAACTTAGCCAACACTACAGCGACGGGAGGCGGAGGAGGCAGTGGTTTAGCCGCAGATGTTGCTATTTCAAATACACTCACTTTGATCACATCTATATCAACCACCGGAAGCGAGCAGTGGAAACTGTTTAAGAACGGCGCGGAATGGGATAGCGCAACAATTACGACCGTCTTTACGGGGGTCAATAGCGCGATAGGTTCGCTGAATGGAACTGGATCATTGCTCCCATTTGACGGCACTGTATCAGAATTGATTTCGTTCCCATCGGCACTCTCCACCACCGACCGCCAAACGCTTGAGCGCAATCAGGGTAAGTACTACAGCATCACAGTAGCTTGAGGAAAATCATATTAGTGGATAATTAAAAACCATGACAAAACAACAATGGCTGCTTTCTCAAATTGAACAATTCCCTGAACTATCTCCCAGGGAATTAACTTCATACCTCAACGATAAAGTATTAGTAGATAATCCAGTGCCAATAGGACAAGTATCTGTTGTACCTACAGTAGAAGAAGTATCTACCATAGTGACAGATAGTGAAGTCTTAGCTATAGCTGAAAGTCCAGTCTATTTAAGGATATTAGATGCTATTACCCAAAATCGACCTGATTGGATTGTTGGCAACTTAACAACATTAAAACGTGGTGGCAAACTAACCCAAGCAAGTTTTGATGCCATCATAGCCTTACTTCAAAGAACTCAATTAGATCCCAATTACCAAGCGCAAATATTGATAACCCCTGCTGAGTTAGCGGGGTATGGGGCTATTTTAGTTAGTGATGTTGAGGAATTATTAACTCCCTAAACTTCCCCCAAATACTAAATTCTGGGATAAACAAGAATGTGCGCCACTTCCCCCGTCTACAACATCATTTGTGGGCGGGGTTTTTCTACTGCCGTCAAAAGCATCCACATAAGATAAAAAGTCATCATTCCACCAAGCTCTTAGTATTTTTATCTTCCCGCTCCTAGCATCCATAGCCCAGGGTTTAGCCCGGGTTAATTTATCGCCAAGAGGTTGGACTCCCTTACAATTACACTCAGGCAAAGCTTTTTTGATTGTCCTAATTAAGCTTTGTTCGTGTCTCCTTGACGCTGAACCGCCCTCTAACTCCCACCGTTGCTTAACTTTTTTACCATCCGCCACGGCCATCGTTACGATTTGGTTATCGCCCTCTTCTGCTCCTAACTGTTCCCAGTAAACATCTAAGATGTAATATTCATACTCTCCCGTAAATTTATTTTTAACTTTCATCCATTTCTGGGATGCACTAAAGCATGAGGATGAAGAGGCAACTTCTTTAGCTGTACTGGCCAAATCCCAAAACCTTAAAAATTGGGCAGAAGTTAAATCCATGCTGCTTAACTGTTCTTGATCTATTATCTCAAACCACGAACGGTTAAAGACTAATCCTGCCGACCATTTAATCTTCCAATTACCTTTAAGTAACCGCTCCATGTCAACATTAAGTAATGAAAGTAAATTAGCTTTGTAATCAGGGTTTTGGCTTAAGAGAATCTTATTGTCGTCTAAGGTTGCACTAATAAAAGTTAAGGATTTTGGCGGCGCAATTTTAGCTAATTCTGGGAATTTAAGCATTAATTCTTCTGCGGAATCTCCCCAGTGAATAACGTTATTTAAGCGGTAAAAGTATCTTAAAACGCCTGACCTTTCTTCGATAGGGTATCCCGTCGTAGGGTTAATATACCAATCAATTAATTTAGCTACCCACGAATCTGCGTCAGGGTTACAGGTTGCATCAATCCTTGGCTTAACTCCGCAGGTACTTCTATTTCTTGAAAATAAGAACCAAAATTGTTTTTCGGTAAATTTATTTAACTCATCAAAACCAATATAGGCTATTTGCGCTCCGGGGAATTTATTCTCTACGTCTTTTTCATGTTGAGCGTGACCAAAGCTAATAGCTGCGCCGCTGGGAAATTTCCAATCTAATTTACCCTCTCTTGGAATTGCACCAGGGACTAAGCCAAATAATTTCTTAGACTCATCCCATAAACCACCCTCTGTTGTTATTTCAGGCGAAGTCCGGCGGAAGATTACCGCACCATAATTAGGGTTATCAATATTAATTAAAGACTTCCTTAACAATGCCCACGACTTCCCGCCTCCGCCGGCTCCTCCATATATGCACACATCAGCGCGCGTATTTACAAAGCTTGTTTGCTTTCCAGGCTGTGGATCTGGAAGGGTAAAAGTTACCGCATTATTCTTAGCTTTTTCGTTAACCTTGGACTTTAATAAAGTTGTTGGTGCGCCACTTAAAAAATCTTTTCTTTTGCTTCCCATTTCCTTTAAGACTGTGCTATAATTTATATATAAGTTAAATTATAGATTTAAAAATTGCATAGGCGACACAAAGTATTATCCCAGATGAAGAATAGTCTGGGATATTTTTTTTGGATTTTTTTCGTAGATGAAGTGTGTCTAGAGTACCCGCCCACTCTCGCCTTACCCCCGCCTTAATCTCGACCCCCCCTTAAATAAATTAATTAAAGTCCCGGCACTAAATTTAATTTAAGGATTAATCTAGCGATCGCAAGATAAGAGATAAGAGATAAGAGATAAGAGATAAGAGATAAGAGATAAGAGATAAACCTTAAATTAAATTAGTGCATAGTGCAGACAAGTTTCGACGCTAAATTAAATTAGCGATCGCAGAATATTTTTAACTCATGTATAAAATATAACATAAAATTAATTTAAAATACTGTTGCACGACGGTAGAGAGTAAGTTATATTAGTTATATTGAAAGTTAAAAAGTAAAGAAAAGAGGACATAGGAAAATGAAGACCGTACAGACCATATCTGGAGACAATTTCGTACTAGTAACTGACAACGAAAAAGAGATCCCTATCTCCAGACCTTACCTAAACCACTGTGATATAGAGTATAGAAAAAAGAAGGAGGAAGACTATGCAAACTATAACCTTCGGGAACACCATCAAGAACATTATGGCGAAGGTCTTTTTCAAGGATACGATTACGGCCACGATTTGGGGATAAACGATCCCTTTGCTGAAGAGATATTAGGGTCGGATATCTTGTTAAGATAATACCTTAAAATACTCTTAAAATAAACCTCTTAAATTAAGTTTTAAGAGGTTTATTTTTTTAATTCATACATTATTCTTGACCCGCGATCGCTATTAAATAAATTAATTAAAGTCCCGGCACTAAATTTAATTTAAGGATTAATCTAGCGATCGCTAAGGAAATATTTAAGAGTTAAATTACTTAGTCCTAGCTTATACATAAAATTAATTTTAAAATACTGTAGCGTTATTTTTAAGAGTGCGTTATTATAAAGAAAGTTAAGAAAGTTAAAAAAGAGGTAAGGAAAATGAAAAATAAAATCACAGAAATTAAAGCGTTAGTCAAAACAACCTTCCCTGATTTTGCCCTCGAAAACGACAAAGATATAACCCCGACGGCGGTTAGACGCTATGTCAGACGTAAGCTACCAGAAAACATTCTTTACGAAACCGCCGTTTTAATCCCTAGCACTGGCAATTGTTGGATAAGGATAGAGAAATTATGCAACTACTTAAAAACAGTTAAGTATTGGTATTCCCTGTAAAATAAGCGGTCGAGTGAGTTATGACTCCCGACTTAGGTTTAATGCCTAAGCGATCGTATTCTTAATCCTAAGAAGTAGTTAAGCTTAGGATTAAGAGTTAACAAAAAGTAAAAAAGTAAAGGAAGAGGTAAAGGAAAATGGCTAATACATTCGTAACCGGCAACTATTACAAAAATGAGCGTAGAGGGATCGTCGTCCTCGTTACGTCGCGGACAAAGTGCTTTATAACCTACAAAGAGTTTTGGACTAGTGACTTAAACAACTGCTATCAAGAGGGTAAGGTTAAGATAAGAGTTAATGAAAATAACGACGAGTTCGTTTTGATCGATGGATTTAGTAAATACTCGTCCGTTGACGAGTATGTGAAGTATGTAAAGGAGGAGGAAGTTAAGGAAGAGGTTAATGTTAAGGAGGAGGTTAATGTTAAGGAGGAGGAAGTTAAGGAAACTGTTGAGGATAGTGATTTACCTTTAACTAATGCGATCGCATTAGTAGGTAAAGTTACGGAAATTAAGGAAGAGGTTGAATTTACCTTAACAGATGACAACAAAGCCGCTATTCAGGCGATTGTCAAATTAGATCCCGTAAGGTGTAATTGGAGCAATTTAGAGCGGATTGCATACAGTAAACTAACGGCATGGGTAAGCTATCCCCATGACTCTAGAGATATTAGAGGCGTTTACGAGGGCGCACTACTGGTTTTAAATACCATTAGTAAGGAAGATAAAGCACGGGTTAAGGAATTGGTGGTTGAGGGCAAAAAAAAAATAACTCTTGAGGATAGTGATTTACCTACTAATGCGATCGCTAATAACGCAAAGGATTTAGTTTTGCCCTTAACTAAGTCCTTGACCTTTAAGGAAGTGCGGGAATATGCAGAAAATGCGGGTTATGAGATAGAACCGCTTGGGGGAATGTTCAGGCTAATAAAAAATAACGTTATTAAAACATTCCCTAGTTTAAAAACCTTACAACTTTTTATAACAGAGGAATTAGTTGAGAAAAAAGAAATAACTCTTGAGGATAGTGATTTACCTAGTCCCGACAATAACGCGATCGCAACAGTTAATAATTTAGAAGAGGAAATTAAGGAAAATATGCTGACTAAAGAAAGTTACGCGGCTGTGGGGTTTTTGGTTAAGATGGATTTTACTACGCGGGGTTTAACCCAATTTGAGGTTATGGCTCTGACTTCACTTAAAAAATATGTGGAAAATGGAATAGAACCAAAACTAATCAAGACTTTTGCGGAAGTCCTTATTAAAAAACTCACGGAGGAGGAGAGACTTATCTTAAGAGATAAGTCTCTTGAAAAAGTTTTTAAGGGGCGCAGACGTGAATAACTGTATAACCTGCGGAAAAAAGTTAAGATCGGATAGTAGTAAATCCCCACACTGTAGCAGGTGTTGGCTGAAGACAAAAGAGGGTCGCACCTTTAATGCGGCTAAAACCAGGAGTTTTTACGTCCCCAGGACTAATTTAAAACCCCGGTGTTTAGCTTGCAACAAAACCATTAATACCCCTAAAAACCAGGGCTATTGCCGGGTTTGCTGGGAACAATGGACAGAAGTGGGAAAAAAATACAGGTGTGAAAAGGTCAAGCGATCGCAATCGGCAAAACCTTAGCCCAAAGTTAATTAAAACCCTAGTCCTAAGCATGACTTTAAACTGGCTTAGAAAAAAGTTAAAAAGTAAAGGACTCAAGGAAGATGACAGACTTAAATTTAAATAACGTTTTGGTTTTAGCATTAGCTTTGGAAATTATCGAGACAGATATTCTGCAAACACCAAGAGTTTTAGAAGGTCGTAGGTTCATAGAAACTAAAGCTTTTAATGCTTACGATCTCCACGTCGTAAAACGTAAACATCTAGATTTAGCCGCAGGGTTATTTGACGAGAGACAATTAAGAGCAATCCAAATTAAAAATGTCCTGAGCTATTTAGAAAATAGCGTTGTATATGTCCCTGAAGAGTGGGGGAAACCAAAGGAAAGAGAAATAAGTTATGAAGAGGCAAAATAGGTTTGCGAAAAATACCAAGCAGAGCAACAAAACGATCCACTAGCTGTATATTCGCCAATGCAGCTAAGAGCGATCGCTACAGGCGATCCTACGTTTTTAGATGGAACTAAGTGGCTAAACCTTTAAAAGTTAATTAATTAAAAATATCCCTAACCTTATTTAATTTAAGGTTAGGGATATTTTTTTAGCCATAGTTAATGTCAGTTAAAGTTATATCTGTAATCTCTTCACTGTTTACAGTAATGGTATTGTCTAAAGTTTCCAAAAGTCTTGCAACGTCCAAAGCTTCATTTAAATTACGTAAAGATTGCTCGCCACAAGCATTGCCAGCGGCTACGATATTTCTCAAATCTTGCGATCGCATATTCTCTAATAAGTCTGGATTATTCTCATAATTTTCCAAAACTCTCTTAGCAATATCCAAACACTTTTGAGAGACATCTAAATTAGACCAGCCTAAAATCTCACTCCTATCTCTATAACGCTGTAATTTATCTATATGGGAAGAAATTTCTAATGCTTCTGCGTGCTTACGCTTTTCTAATTCTATATATCTGTCATACTCTCTAAGTCTTTCTTGCCAGAAACTTTTCGTACTCCAATCATTCATCTGTTGGGAATAGCTTTTGATAGATTTTTTAAAAGCGATCGCTACTTTCTCAAAAGTTCTTCTTATACCCATATCACGGTAGCACATAAATGCTTCATAGCTCTTGCTGGTGTCTATTCCGGGCAAATAGTCCCACACATTCACATTCAATTCTAAAGCTACTGCGTGACATCCTTTAGCTAAAGCTTCTTTATTGTAAGTAATATGAGCGGGCATAATCTTTTATCTCCTTCTCCTAATTAATTTAATTTAAGTTATTTTTTAATAATAATAAATTTAATCCTTAGTATAACACAATACTAAGAAATATTTAATTAGTATAAAATATAACATAAAATTAATTTAAAATACTATTGACCGACGGTAGATAAGTGTGGGATATTGATTTTATGGAAAGTTTAAAAATAAAGGATGAGCAAAATGATAGTGAATGTAAAAAATGTATCAATCAAGATAGAAGAATTAGCAGAATACGACCTAAGAAGGCCGAATTGGGACGAAAACGGAAAAAGAGGAGAAGATTATGAATATACATGGCATCATGTATCAGGATTTTGGTTATTAAATCCAAGTTTTGGGGTTGGGCATTCGGTGGAGGATTGTATTGCTCAGGTAGAATCCCAGTTTTAATCTATTTCCGCAAGAGCGATCGTTTAACCACAGCGATCGCTTTTTTTATAGGGGGAATTTTCAGGCTGGCACACTTAACTAAATATTTTTAAACCCCTCTTAAAATTTATTTTTAAGAGGGGTTTTTTTTGTATTCCGACGGTAGATAAAATAAAAAGTCATAAATTTCAAATGACAATTATTCCTGATAACGCAAAAAAAACAGCCAAAAAACGCACTTTTTTTAAAACGTTAAAA